GCCTAGCTGATGTATCTAGAGATATGGGTGCTGTAGCTGGTCGTATGCAGAAAGAGTTTTTGCAGCCTCTTGTTGAGCGTATCGCAAAGATCTATTCGGATCAGGGATTGATTGATATTCCTAAGATTGATGGTCGTGAGTTGCGAATTGTCCCTGTCTCTCCCTTACTGAGGGCGCAAGATCAACAGGATGTGTCTGACTTTGTCAGGTTCCAGCAAACTGTAGCATCTACCTTTGGTCCAGAAATTACTCCTGTCCTCTACAATCAAGAGAAAGTTGTGCAGTACCTTGCAGCTAAGTTTGGCATTATGGAAGAACTCTTGGCTGACCAAAGCCAAGTAGAGCAGAATGTACAAACAATGCAGCAGATGATGCAGCAGCAAGGACCGCAACAATGAAGGAGAAGATAAATGTCTCGATTGATGGCAGGGGATACAGCAAGGAAGTTGACAAAGATCTTAATAGCAAAGCCTACGCTTTGTTTGGCTCGGGGATTGGAAGAGACTTCTTATCGTACTTGGAATCTATCACGACAAATAACGTCTACCCTGCTGGGGTGGGAATCGAAACTCTAGCCCATGCTGAAGGCTCAAGATGGGTTGTAGCTGTTATTAAGGGCCGCTGTGAACAAGGAAGGAAGCAAGGCGATGGCTAAACCCTCTAATCCAAGTTTGTATGCAAGAGCAAAAGCTATTGTGAAAGCAAGAGTAAAGAAATGGCCCAGCGCATATGCAAGCGGCCAGCTTGTGCAGCAGTATAAAAGGATGGGCGGTAAGTACAAATGAGCCTGACCAAATGGTTTAATGAAAACTGGGTAGATATCTCCACTAAGAAAGATGGCAAGCACCCTAAATGTGGTCGCAAAATGGGTGATGGCAGAAAGTACCCAAAATGTGTACCAGCAAGTAAAGCTGCCAGTATGAGCAAAAGTGAGAAGGCTTCTGCCACCTCTAGAAAGCGCAAAACAAATCCTAGTGGTGGCGGTAAAAAGCCAACATATGCGAGGACATAATGTCTAAAACACCAGCATGGCAAAGAAAAGAAGGTCAGAGCAAGTCCGGCGGTTTGAATGAAGCTGGTCGAAGATCTCTCAGGCGTCAGGGCAAAAACATCAAACGTCCTGTATCTGCCAAGCAAGCCAAGAAATCACCAAAAGCAGCAGCTAGACGCAAATCATTCTGTAAGCGTATGATGGGTATGAAAAAGAAGCTTACATCTAAAAAGACGGCTAATGACCCTAATAGTCGTATTAACAAAGCACTTAGGAAATGGGATTGTTAAATGGAACAAGAAGCAGTAACTCAAGAAGCTGAAACCCAAGAGGTTCAGGCTCAAACGGAGCAGGAGCAACCTCAAGAACAAGTAGCAGAAAGACCTGATTGGCTTCCTGAAAAGTTTGACAGGCCAGAAGAGCTTTCCAACAGCTACAAAGAACTTGAGAGAGCTTTCTACACCAGAAAAGAAGACTTAAGAAACCAGATTGTCGAAGAGCTTAATGCAGAAGCTTCTAGCGCAGCCCCAATCAGTCCAGCAGATTATGAAGTCAATGTTCAATCGCCAGATGGCGTTGAGCTTAACATTGATGAAAATGATCCGCTTCTGGATTGGTTTCGTGATAAGGCTCACAATTACGGAATGTCACAAGAAGAGTTTGATGGCCTAATTAACGAGTGGGCTGCTATGGACTCTAATCGTGGTCCAGACTGGAACGTAGAGTCTGAGCAGCTTGGAGAACACGCAGAGAGAAGGCTTGAGCGTGTAGATTCTTGGGCTGGCAAGAATTTGTCTGAAGAAGCTTATAATGTGTTTGCCAATGTCCCGGCATCCGCTGGCATGGTTCAGCTATTTGAAGAGCTTATGGAACTAAATGGTCAACCACAGTTTAACATGATTAGCCAGACTGAGTTTCAAGAGACTCTTAGCATTGATGATTTGCGTAATATGCAACAAGATCCTCGATACTGGAAAGGTAATGATCCGGCTTTTGTCGAAAGAGTTAAGGCTGGATTTGCTCAGTATTCGAGAAATAAGGGATAATGTGAATTAACAGTAAGATCATTATCTGCCAACTTACGTTTACTTGAAGGCCCAATTAGTTAAGGACAACCGAAAGGCCCAGCGCTAGTGGACAACCAGATAGGAAACAAACCTTTGACTTTAACAGATTTTAAGGAGCATTGAGATGGCTACACCAACTATCTCCACCTCCTTTATCGAGGAGTTTGAATCCGGCGTCCACATGGCGTATCAGCGCATGGGTTCAAAGCTTCGGAACACTGTTCGTACACGCAATGGCGTGAAGAACAAGACTACGTTCCAGAAAATCGGTAAAGGCGTAGCGACTACCAAGGCGAGACACGGAAATATCGCCCCCATGAACCTCACTCACACAAACGTAAATGTGACAGTTGAGGATTATTTTGCTGGCGAATGGATCGACGATCTGGACCAGCTTCGTATTAACCACGATGAGATGATGGTTGCTCAGCAGTCTGGTGCTTACGCACTTGGACGCAAAACTGACGATCTCATTCTTGCAGCTATGGATACGACTACATCCACTCACAATGAAACATCAAATGGTGTTACTTTGGCTTGGGCTTTGGGTCTTATGGAGCTGTTTGGCAATAACGAGGTTCCTGACGATGGACGCCGTTATGTTGTCGTTGGTTGGGAGCAATGGTCACAGCTTCTGGACTTGGATGAGTTTTCTCGCACCAACTACATTGGCGAGTCTGATCTTCCGTTTCCAAATGGAGTTACAGCAAAGCAATGGCTTGGCTTCATGTGGTTCCCATTTGGCGGTCTAGATGACGATGGTACAAACCGTAAGTGTTTTGCATATCATGCTGACGCTATTGGTCATGCAATCGGCACTGACGTTTCTTCAAACATGCAGTATCATAACGATAAGGATTCATATTTTGTGATGAACAAAATGCAAATGAACTCTGTTCTGATTGATGCCGAAGGCGTGTTTGAGCTTTCGCTCAAGAAATAAGGAGAGACATAATGGCTTATACAGACGCAAACCTCTCTTTAGTCAATTACTCAGGCAATGGCTTCCACATCTGGCACTATTCAACTACCGATGCGGCTGCTGTTGTAGATACTGCTGGCTATTTTAATAGCCGTGTATCAGACATGAATGTTGGTGATGTAATATTTGCCAGCGTTGATACAGATGGCACTCCTGGGTTTGGAATCTTTGTTGTAAATGCAAACAACGGCACTGTCGTTGACGTCACAAATATGACGGATCTTGCAGCAGGTGACTCTGACTAATGGCTAAAAAGCCAACACCAAAAAAGAAGGCGGCGGCGAAAGCTGCCCCTTCTTCAAACAAGACTAATAAAGCTACAGTTTTCAAAACAGCAAAGCTTCATTGGTTAAAGCTAAGCAAACCTGAAAAGGAATAGTGTCATGCCTATGGGACCGGGAACTTATGGATCTAAAAAGGGTCGTCCTCCAAAAAAGAAATCCAAAACAATGGGCAAGCCATCTTTAACAGCAGCCCAAAAGAAGCTTCCTAAAGATCTTCAAAAGAAGATTTTAGAGAAGAAAGGCGCTTAATTGAATGCCAACAACACCTTCAACTGATATTGAGGTAGCCCAAAAGGCAATGGTTCTGATTGGATTGGAGCCTTTGACCTCGTTTACCGACAATACAGACGAAGCTTTGGTTGCCAACACAATATACGAAGATGTTGTTAGCGACTGTCTTGCTGCTACCAACTGGAACTTTGCTACAGGCCAAAAGCAGCTATCTAGACTTACAGACGTTCCTGTAGATAGATGGGAAGCTGCTTATGCTTTGCCTACAGAGCCTGATGTTACACAAGTTCAGACTGTAACCATTGATGATGTTGTCCAGCGTTATGATATCTATGAGCGTTATATCTATATAAATGCCGAGACTGATGATGAGGTTGTTCTTAACTACATCTTCCGTCCAGATACACAATATTGGCCCCCAGCTTTTACAATGTGGGTTATATTTCGTTTAGCTTCTGTTCTGGCCCTGTCTGTGACAAGAAAAGCAGATGTTGCTAGTTCATACACAACTTTGGCTGAAAATCAGTTTAGGAAAGCCAAAGCTAGGGATAGCCAGCAAGTAACCACACAAGGTCTTCGCTTGAGCAGATTCCATCGGGCAAGGCTCGGCAATGGCATCTTCCAAGACATAGAAGGCACAACAACATGAGAGTTGAATGGCCCTCTTACGTCAATTTTATACAAACTTTACCGCTGGGGAATTAAGCCCACTTCTGAGTTCAAGAGTAGATTCAGATGCTTACAAGAATGGCGTAAAGACACTGCGTAATTTTCGTGTTCGCTCTCAGGGTGGAATCACACGCCGTCCCGGCCTTCAGTATTTACAGACATTATCTAATGTTGCTTATCAGGCAGAGCCATATGTCTATGATGAGGATGAAGCTTATATCATTCTGTTTAGCAACACTAAGGTAGAGATTGTTGATGTAACAAGCCCTACAAACATCACCCAGACAATCACAAGCTGTCCTTGGACTACGGCAATGATTGGTGAGTTAAAAGTCGCACAGTCTGGCGATACAATGATTGTTACTCATCCTACAATGCCTATGCAGACTTTAACCAGAACTGCCGTTGATACATTTGCTAGAGCAGCATACGCTTTTGATTCGTCATCAGGCTTTACTTTCCAACCTTATTTTAGGTTTTCAGATCCTGCTGTTACCATAACCCCTCACAATTCTAATACAGGATCACAAAACTTCACTGCTAGCTCAGCAATATTTACTGCTGATTGTGTTGGGGAAAAGATAGAGTTTACTGACTCTGCTGGGACTGTAGTTCATATAAATATTACAGCCTTTGTTTCTACAACTGTTGTTACAGGCACATTCAGCTCTGCCGTTGCAAACACCAATGCTAGGGATACTTTCAAGGAACAAGTCTTTTCAACAAGAAAAGGATTTGCAAGATCTGTCATATTTCACGATCAACGTCTAATATTCGGTGGCTCTAGGGATCTGCCTAATCACATTTTCTTTTCAAAAGTAGGGGAGTTTTTTAACTTTGATGTGGGGACAGGTCTTGATGATGAATCAATCCAAGTGCAGATCGCCGAGAACCAAGTCTCCGAGATCAAAAGCATGGCTTCCCTGCGTCATTTGTCCATATTCACCTCTGAACAGGAACTTTACGTTCCTACAGTTGATGAACGCCCTCTCACGCCGTCTACTATCGCTATTAAAAAGCAAACGTCTTTTGGCTCTGGCTTTACTTCTCCTGTCGAGTTTGATGGTGCAATCGTGTTCCTTACAAAGTCTAAAGGTGCAATCAGGGAGTTTATCTATTCCGATTTAAGCCAAGCATATAATTCTGATGCTTTGACTATATTATCTCAGCATTTGATGACTGGACCTAATGCTCTTGAGTCTCAGCGTGAAGCTGCGGATCAGGTCGAGTCTTACCTTTATACTTTGAATGATGACGGAACAATGCCTGTTTTTGTCAGTATTCGTAAAGAAAAGCTGCAAGGCTGGTCTCAGTATTCTACTACTGGCAGTTTCAAGAACATCGTTAATGTGAATAGACGGATCTATGTGGTTTGCGAGAGAACTATCAATAGCTCTACCGTAACATCTCTGGAGAGATTCGATAACGATTACCATCTTGATTCTGCTGTTAAAGCGACTAACGGCTCTCCTACTAAAAACTGGACAGTTTCTCATTTACCTAATACTCAAGTCTCCGTTAAGAGTGGTAATTATGGGATGGGTTCTTTTACTACTGATGGAAGCGGAAACCTTACCTTGACCGAGGCTGTGTCCAGCGTAGAGATAGGAATTAATTACACACCTACTATGACTACGCTGCCCCCTGAGTTTACATTGCAGGATGGTATAACAGTTGGTCAAAAGCGCAGGATTGTTCGTGCTGTCCTTGATCTTAACGAGACATTGAGCGTTAAGACAAAAGGTACTAATATCCTGATAAGGCGTGTGACTGATGATTTTTCACTTGAGCCACAAGCTATTACGCAGCGCAAAGAGGTTTATCTTCTGGGCTGGAGTGGTGAAGGGACTGTTACAATAACTCAGGATCAGCCGCTGCCCATAACGCTAAACGGCATATTGCTGGAGGTAGAGGTATAATGGGCGTTGAAATGCAAATCGCCTCTGTTGCTTTGACTATGCTTGCCGCAAGGGAGCAGAAGAAGGCTTATGAGATTGAAGCTCAAGCTTATGAAGAGCAAGCTTCTGCTGCAAAAATACAGGCAGGGCAACAAGAGACTGAAAGAAATAGGCAGCTTAGAAGGCAACTGGCATCATTAGGCACATCAATGTCTGCTCAAGGCGTTGCTATTGGCACTTCATCATCTGTAGGTGCTTTAGCTGACGATGAAGTTAGAATGGCTAAAGCTGATATAGATTCCATTCGTTTTATGGGATCTACGGCTAGAAGAAAGTTTCAACTTAGTGCTGCTGGCTCAAGGCAAGCTGGTAGAGCTGCTATTATTGGCGGTTTTGCCAAAAGCGCACAAATGGGATACAGCATAAATCAGGGCGTTTCCCCAGGATCTGGAACTAAGGAGGTAGTGTAATGGCTTTTAAAGCTACTGGTGGCAGAAAAGCTTTTGTATCTCCCGGGGGTATGCCTAATCTTAGCGGCTTTCAATCATCTGCAAGGTTATTCAGTGACTTATCAAAAGCGGCCTATGATATTGGATTAGATGAAAGAAAGCGTGAGTATAATGATCTCATTCGCCAAGCGGAGATTGATGGGAAAACTGCTGGTGTTGTTTATGATGAAAACAATAACCTAGTACCTCTCACCAACTTTGATTATGGAGAGGCCTCTAAAACCTTTTCTCCTGCTGATCAGAGAAATATATTATCTGCTTACAAAAAAGCTGCATTGCGTAGTTATGTTTCGGCTGCTGGAAGCGATGCAGTGGATGCTGCCGCTGATGCTTTGCGAGAAAGTCCAAATGACCCAGACAAAATAAGAGGATCATTAGCTGGTCAGCTTTCTGGTTTAGAGGAGCTTGATCCTGAGATTTATGCAGCTCTTGCGCCAAAAGTTACAGAAGCATTTGCTGTTGCAGAAAACAAAGCTTTGGCTCAGCAACAACTTGAAGCCAAAGAATATTCCGTAGCTACTAACATGAAAGCCTTTTCTGAGAACGCTAATAAGCTTGGTGTTCTTGCTGCGAAAGGTGACGGTGGAAGCGAACTTAACAGATCAAGAATACAAGCAAATGTTGATGAGATTCTTGAAGAGCAAGAGCAAATATTTGATGCTCTTAGAACCTCTGGTGAATACTCAGAAGCACAGATTCTTGGCTTAAAAGACGTACAAGCTACTGTAATAACAGCAAAAGCTGCTGTTGCTCAAGTAGAGAGATCTTTTGCAGCAAATGGTGTTTCTGAAACCTATAAGCTGGTAAATCAAATTATAGTTGATGCTGAAGCTGATCAAGATGTTGATTCCTCTAAGGTAAAAGCTCTTCTTAACTCAACAATGTCTGGACTGATTGCAATTAAAAATGCCGAGTCAGACGAAGAGTCTCAATTTAGAAGTGGAGTATATAACGATCTTTACAAGCGCATAATCGTTGATGGTTACGATATTCTGCAAGAGTTTGGTAATCCTGATTCTGATATTCATTCCTTACAGGGCACACAACAAGCTACTTTGATGAGTGTTGGATCTGCCTCTAACTCACAAAATGCAGACGCTATAAAGTCTGGATATAAACAGCAATTTGATAACCACTTTGCTGTTTTAGCCGCTCCTGAAATTATGGATTTTTCTACAGCTAGCGAAGCAATGCGTAAAATTGAAATGCTTGCTGCGTTCCGTCACATAGAGCTAAAAGATCTTATAAAAGCCAAGGAAGAGTTTAATAAAGCATTGATAGAGTTTGGCTCTGGGGATGTCC